ATATTATACCAATATATGCCAAAAGGGTGCGGACAATAAATAAGCGGTATTTATTTGCCGCAAAAAAAAGCCCGTACAAGACGGGCAAAGGGTTTCTCACACCATCGTGCTACGGACTGTAGCGGACGATTTCTAAGGGCGGCTCTTCATTGGTTTTAAGTTTAACCACCCTGTAGTCTGATAGTACGGCCATGTCTTCCTGATGCCGTGTCGCCATTGCTTGTGCGGCTTGCATTGCGATGACCCAGTTTTCTAGCTCCTCGTCAGTCGCTCGTACAAACCTGCTGATAAAGTTTTCGCCAGTCGGGATGTCCGTCTCTGCCATTGGTCTGCCCCCACAGTTCCACCATTTCACAGTACTCCTGTTCTACCAGAAGCGCCTCCTCGTAGTCACCTTGCCCTGCTATCCCGAACGCCGTAACTATCAAGATGATTGCTATAATGCCTAGCGCCATCGCATCCGTCGATAATTCCTTCATACAAAACCCTCACTCTCTCGTTATTGCGTAGCTTGTTCAGCGCCGCTGTTTCGATTTGCTTAACCCGCTGACGTGAGATACCCATCTCTGCGGCCACCTCTGTCAGTGTCATTTGCTCGCTAAACTTACTCATCTGCCCCTCAGCAAAAAGGCCGCTTATGCGACCTTGCCAGTTATCTTGCTCAAAAGCTCGCTATGCGAATCAGCATCGTAAAGCGTAATCGCAAGCAACGAGCTAAAGCCATTATCGTTGCGCTTACTAGCAAACCAGCGACTACCTACCTGACTGATAGTCAAGTATTGGCGGTAATCGCCAAAAGCAAAACACGCTTGATATGAAAGTTCCTGATAGGTCATCACCCTTCTTCTCGTTAAAGGCCGCTTATGCGGCGGCCCGTGATGTGATAACTGCTTCTAGCTCTGCCACTTCTTCTTGAGCCTTCGCAATCAAGTGCTGTTTAACCTGAATGTTGTGAGCATACGCTTCTAAAGCCTTGTGGCTGTAACCACGGCGACGCTGAATTTTTTTAGCGAAATGCTTGCAGTCAGACTGGTGAATTTGGATGCGAGATTTCTGGCTCTTGAGTGCGTTTATTAGCACCTCTGTAGAAAATTCGTCGTAGTTAAAGTCTGTCATAGCGTTGATTCCTCATATCAGTGACTATGGGTACTAATCTACTAGCTAGTTTTATCCCTTGCAATCACTTTTTTATCTTTTTTTGATAATTAATTGGGGGAAGGGCAACAATGTGACAATCGTGACATTTTCAATCACCCGTAGTGACGGGCAATCTCTGCGACGAAATAGTCTTCGTTGGGGTGACGAACTAGGCGCTTGAGGTACTCTTCCTCTGTAACGCCCTTGTCTCTACCCAAACGAGACAGTAGCTCTGCGGTTTTGTCAGTAACGACGATGTGGTGCCGCTCTGCAAAATACTGCCGTTGGCTCTGTACACACATGACAACATCCTCCTGTTGCCCTGCTATTATAGCACATAGGCAATCAGTTATACGAAACCATCACGTAGTCAGGGTTCTGCTCTTTCTTGCGTATCTCTTCGCGGTAGTGCTTCGCTATCTCATCCCTGACAGCTTTATTCTCTTTCAATATGCCTCTGCACTTCTCAGTCAGTAGCTCTAAATGCCCTGCGCCTAGCTCTGTCTCTAGCCACCCGCTGAAAGCTAACGGATTCTCAGTCATGACTCGGTGATGGTGGTGGCACAGCGTGACTGCGTTATCCATTGAGTAACGGACAATCTTGCGCCGCCTACCGTAGATGTGTGCGCACTCTAGCGACTGGTCAGTGCCGCAGACAAGGCAAGCGCCATCTCGAAGCCTTACGGCCTTGCTAAACCAGATATCAGCGTTGGTTCGCTTTATTGCCATAGTACGTCTCTTTGGTAAATTGTCGCTCGCGAAATATGGCTTTCTCCCAATTGCCGCAATCGCAAAACCAGCCTCTTAGCTTGCCGTTGTCACCTGTGAATTGTGGCCTCATGCTTGTGCCGCAGTCAGTGCATTTCACTGGGTAGCCTCCAGTCTTCAATATTTGCGAGCAAAGCCGTAAGCCAAGAAGTAGTAAACGACTCAATATCCACATCTATTGTAATCCCCTGGGGACAGGCTACGTCGATATAAACGTCAGTCATGTCGTCGTGACGTGTGTTTGTTGTTGCCGCTGTTATTGCATCGACCCTGCACACCACTTGCCCACCGTCAGGTAGTGGCATGGATAATATCGGCATTTTAGTGGTCAAAGTCGTGGCCTTATAGTCGTGCGGTGGACTTCGCCCTCTAGCTTATCGTAGGTTATGACCTTTGCGCCACGCATGGAATACCACCCACCACGAGCCTCGTATGACGACCTGCCTGTGAGAGATGGATGGAGTTCCGCGACAGCGCCGCCGTCTTCCACTATCCGCTCATGGTGGAGATGGCCTGAGTGAATATATACGCCCGCCGACGCCTGCCCCCACATCTCACGAAATCTTGGCTCGCTTGCGAATAGCTTGTGTAGGTTTGCCAGCTTCATCTTGTGGCCGTGGTGAAAGCCCAACATACAGTTGCCGTGCAGATAGGCGTAGTAGGGAAACGGGTTATCAATAACCTCTACCCGACTGCCTTCGAATAAGTGCTTGATGTACTTGCGTAGCCAGACGCTAGAACTAATGTCGTGATTACCCTCTGCAACCACGACTACGACGCGCTCAAATCGCTTGAGCATCATTTTAACCGCTTCCCGTACTATCGACATCGATACGTCCACAATCTTTGTGTAGCGCGTGTCAGCGTCTAGTACATGACCGCCGCCACTAGTGACTGGCTGTAAATTAATGCCGTCGAAGTGTATGAAGTCGCCTAATATATTGAGCAAGCCCGTCTGTGAGTTGGGACAGGCCGCAAGCATATCGTGTACCGCGTTTAAAAATATATCTGCCGCTATTTTGGTGTCGAAGTTGTCGCCCGTCTCAGCTTCCCAACAGGCAGAGCCGACGTGAAAGTCGGTAATGGTCAACAGTGAAAGCAAACGGTCATCACTGACCTTTGGCGGCTTTGTCGGCTTGAATGGCTTGACCGAATCTAAGCTGTTTTCCATGCGCTCAATGAGTAGCTCTAGTTGCCGCTCTTTGTCGCTTAGGCTTTTCACCCATTGCCCTACGGGTTTGCCCTCGTCGTTGTAGTAGGTGGAAACACCTTTAACAGTGAAGCCGTCAGGGACAGGGTGCGTGTAGTCGTGTTCAGGACTGTACCCTTGCCTTGTCGCATGGCCTTTAACCGCTTCTAAGTGACTGACTATTGTGCTTTTTGCGATTCCAAGCTCTTTCGCGATTGCTCGCTGGCTTATGCCTTCTTCTACTCGGCTGATTACTTCTCTCTGCCTTTCGGTTTTGCAAAACTGTAATAGGCTCATGCCTACCCCCCCAGTTTGCTGTACTCCGAATTTTGAGGTTTGGTAAGTTTGACCCCTAAGTCAATACACCACGCCTCTACTTGTGTCATGAAGTATAACATTTCTCCCCTGTCTAGCGTCGAAGTGCGCCGAACCTGCGCAGGTATGGTCGTGTTAGATATTTCGAGGTCTTCTGTGCCGAGGAATTTGTACTTGACCATCATCTTGATGTCTTCTTCAGTACCAGTGAAACCGCCTTTCTTTTTAAAGTGCCTAAGCATGTCACGACACCACACATGGAATAGGTCGTTTTGACTTAGCGAGCGCCGTGGCTTGTACTCCTTTACCTGCCACGCTACTGGCTTGTCCCAGCACCACTCCGTTTCAAGAAATTTCTTAAAAGCCTCCATGCGGTCTTTGATTTCAATCGGGTCTTTGATTAGCCAAAACTCTCCCATCATCGCGTAACCCTCTCGCCCTCGAACGTCACGTATTGCCCATACTTTTCAAGGCATGACTGCCTAAAGCGTTCGCTTTTCATGAAGTCGTGGGTCAGGTCGTCTAACTGAGTCCACTGCTTCATCGGCTTCTTACCACTCTGCTCGTACTCTTTCTGTGCGAATGGACTGCCGCCTTTTTGATTAGCGCGTGACAGCCATGAGTTGACAAAGCGAGGCATACCCCGCTCTGTCTTACGCTTTGGCTCATTAGAGTCGAGCCATACCGTCATCACGTTTAGCTCTGCAAATACATCCACCTCGGGGTAGGCGTGTTGCCAGCTTAGTATTTGCTCGTCTGTTGGTTGCCAGTCTGTGCCGTCTTTGCAAATCATAGTTGTGCCATCCTTGCCCAGCTTTTAAACAAGTGGTCAACGTGACCCCTGTTCGACTCCATATCTTCCCATTTCCCGAGTCGGTAAAGGCGCATTTTGTAGACATCCATCGTCTGCGAGTTACCCCACAAGACGTATGCAACAACCTTGTCACTCAGTCTGGTGAGGTTTTGCAATAGAATGTGCTGACCTGTTGTTAGCGTACCGCCTACGCCTTTCCACTCAACGACTAAAAAGTTGCCTTTAATCTCAACGATGCCGTCAATATCGCCCATGCTCATGTTCTTAGGAAAGCAATCATGGAAGTCCCAAAGCCTTGGCTCTACCTTGTCGAGGTAACAGCCCTTGTCTATGCACTTCCATCGCATCTTGTAGTCATCTGCTGACTTTACTGCATTCATACCCTTCTCCTTTTTTTAGACAATAAGGGTCATTAGAGGCGGTTGTTGCCCTATACAAGTATCTAGCTAGTCCGTCATTCCTACAGTATCAGTGCAGATAATTAACGGCTCTGCCAGACCGCGCCCTTACTACATGGCAACATGACCACTGTTCGTCCCCGCCTCTAAAGGTCGTAGGAATGATTCGGCTTTCGTGAGCGACTGCACCTGAGACAGCACTATTTGACTAGGCTCGACTAGGCGTACTTTGATGAGATAAGGAGTGATAGGTATACAGACAGCTAGATTGCTGTATAATTTTCCCTATCCTATGTACGCAAACTAAGGATGCCACATGCGCTAACCCTTCCGCAAGTGGTTATGGGCCACTTCCTCAGTGGCCCTTTTTTTACCTCCCTAACTTCTCGAACTCATCGAGTGTCATATTTAGCCGACTAGCCAACTGCACTACACGACTAAATT